ACCAAAGGCTCCAAGAACAAGGTTGGCCTTCTAGAGGCCTATGAAGATCGAGATAAAAAAGGCTTTAACTGGAACAATCTCATGCTTCAGCGTTGGACTGATCATAATGGTGAGGAACACCGTGTGCTGGATGATTACAGCCGCAATGTTACCCTGGTAGATCTCACAGCACAACCCGATGAGGTCAAGTCCAAAATTGCAGAAACTATTTCTGTAGGTGCAGTAAAGAAGAGTCGCCCCATGGTAGGCGCACAGTTCTTGAAGTTCTGTGGCAAGTATGAACTAAACAAACTTAGTGAGCACAGTCAACAATATGCAGAAATGCTAGGTACGGAGTATCCAGGATGACCCCAAAATTGAAAGAACTTGCCGAACAGGCTGGATATTTACCTGATATGTTTGGTATAGGACATTGGGATACGCCCGAATGTCAAAAGTTTGCCGAGTTGATTGTGAGAGAATGTGCTAAGAGAGTAGATTACTGGGAAGCAAGGCAGGGTGAACATACTGAAGATTTACTGAAACATTTCGGAGTTGGTAAATGACCACTTGGTTAGTATTGATCCTGTTATTTTTTAAACATTTCCTAGCAGACTTCTGTTGGCAAACAGACCGTATGTTAAGAGATAAAGGTCACTTTGGTCGCACTGGCGGCTTCCAGCATGCGGGGCTTCATGGTGCATTGACCTACGTTATCCTGATGCACTTCTTGGGTATACAGGCCTGTGTCATGCTGGCAATTGCTGATGCATTTGTGCATTATCATATTGACTGGATCAAGGTAAGAGTCAGTGTCCGACTGACTGCAGCAGACAATGCCTACTGGGTATGGTTTGGACTAGATCAATTACTTCATGCATTTACCTACCTGGGAATTGCATTTTTAGTTTCGTTACTATTGGGAGAGTGGATTTAATGATTAAATCAATTGGCGGCGGAGAATACATAATGGTGCAAGGTGGTAGCACTACATCAAATAGTCTCCTTCACAGCAACGTACAGAACGAATTAAGAGTCACAGGTACTATACGTTACAATGCCACTACTGTTCAACTCGAAGTATATGATGGCCACGATTGGCGCATGTTCAATACCTCGCATGCCTCTGTAGATTTAACTACCCATGCTAAAGAAATTCTTGGCTGGGCAGAATACAAAATGCACCAAGAGCGGAAACTTAAAGAACTTATGGAACGTCATCCGGGATTACAGGAATTACACGATAAATTAGAAATGATGAAGATACTTTGTTACGAAGAGGATAAAAAATAATGAAATGGCTTAGACGAATTGTTTGGCGAATGACCAAACGTGCCTGGGAAGACAATGACGAGTTTGAACATGAACAACAGCACAAAATAGTAAGTAATTCACATACAGTTTCTGTACGGCGTGGTCGTGGTAATTTATCAAGAATGTTTGATGAAGTTGATTCGGAACCTGCTCGACTACGTGCATCAAGTATGAACTTTAGACTGTATGCCTGTGTTGGTGGACATATACTTGAAACTTCTATCTATAACGAAAAAGACGATGAAACTGATCATACCTTGTACATGATCAAAGACGATGAGGATTTTGCTAAACAAGTATCACAATCTATTATGTTGGAGATGATGAAACAATGAGTAGTTATTCAATGAATGCCGCAAGCGTTGCCCCTATCACCGCAATCACTGCAGGGCAAATATCACAAATTGATCTGGGTGCATACACATTTGGTAATGATAAAAAATTACCAAATAAAAAAGTATCAATTGACGTACATACCGCACACGGTGGCTATGTAGTTAAAGTAACTAACGGTCACGGTGTTGAAGATGATATGTATGTAATCAGTGACGGGCAAGACCTAGGAGCGGAACTAGGTAAAATTATCACGCACCACACATTAAAATCATGACAGCTGAAAAAATAGCAAAGCCTGTGGTCAAGAATAAATTCTGGGTTGTGGAAGACCAGGGAACAAAAATTGCCACTATACAGGCCAAAGATGACGGAGGATTTGTTTATGTACACGACAACCAACGCGAATATTTTCCTTCAGTACAGATATTAAAAAAGAAATACAATATAAAATTTGGTACTGCCAATAAAGTAAACAAAATTAAAAGCAATAGTGTATATGGATTTCCCATATCCGGAAAGTCGTTTAATCAGGTTTATGATGTTAAACGAAAATTACCAATATACACAAAAACATCCAAAAGCAGAAGTTTATTTTGTGCAGGATACTATCTCATTAACTTGGCTGACTCCTGGACTGAAACATTTTGTCCAAAGAATATCACATTAACCAGATACAAATACCTGGGCCCATTTAAAACCCAACAAGAAATGTCAGCAATTTATAAGGAATTACAGAATGCAACCGCTCAGTATAGCTCTACAGAATTTCAACAATCGAGTAAAACAGATGAATCAGACCAACAGCAAACAACTGGTGCTAAGTGCTGAAGAAGCTAGAAATCTACACTCTGATATATTTTCCTTGATTGCTGGCCTTGCAGAAATGCAAATAAAACCCGAAATCCCAGAACCAGCTAACCAAATTAGCCTGGACGGCGGGGGGTTTAAGTAAAGTACGCCGTTTACGGTAATAAATACATTATCAAGGAATTTAACAATGTCGAGACCCAAGCCAACAGTGTTGTTAGAGCATGTAAACAAAACTAACTATAAAAGCGATCAGGTATTATCCAGTGAAGGAATTTGGGCAGTATTCTACGACAAAAAACCCATCAATCTAAAAACACAAAATATGCTGGTTGCTTATCCTGGTCCCAAATATAAAAAGGTTTCCTTTAGTAATAGTGGTCATGCAATTAATCTTTGTAAAAAACTTAACACACTTTTCAAAACCGATAAATTTACTGTGGTGTTGATGAAACAAGGTGACCAAATCTACCCTGCTTAATCAATTTAACTATACTCGCGCCTTTTTAGAAGAAGCGGGTATAGGAATGGACAACTACGAGTACTACCGTAGGGAATGGTGGTTTAATCATACTGTTCCGGAAAATCTAAGATTGAGCAAACTTGGCATATCCTTTGTTGAAAAATATACCAAAACCAAAACGTATCAAGTTGAACTTACCAACCCATTACTAGGTAGAACATTTATACAAATGTCACGACTGTTTACTTGCCCTTACTACATTAAACGAAATAATAAAATTGTGTTGCTTGGTGAAAAAGAGACTGTGCTGCTGAGTTTACATGCCAACAATCTTCAACAATATTTAGATAACCTGGAGGTATAATCTTTGACTTATAGTATAGTAAAAAATTATATTTGTTTTTATGATAAACGAACTTAAAAAAAACCTTAAAAAATTATATGACAATTTAAACGACGCTTTTATTATAACTGAAGATGGTACACCGCAGACCGATCTAAGAAATAAAGGCCGATTTGGTTTATATATAGAAAAATCACTAGGCGTTCTACCGAACAAAAGTCGAGAACCGGATTTTGGTGAATGGGAGTTAAAAACTGTGAACGTGAAAACTCCAGCAGTAAGTATAGGAACTATACCAAGAACGGAGTTTAACAGTATAAAAAATTCATCAGAGCATTTTTTTGAAATGAGTAACCCATATCAAAAAATGCGTAAAACTATATTTGTTTATTATCAAAAGATATCAAGTGATCCATCACCCGAATACAAGCTACATGGTTGGAAAGATTTTAAGTTGGACGATAACCATGATGACATCAAACGAATTTTAGATGAAGATTACACTAGAGCATGTGAGTTCATCAAACAATCCCACGACTATCAAAGTTTAACACAGGCTGTAACTAACAAGGGTGTTCGTGGAACCTATCTGTCGTTAACATACAAGGGCGACAAAACGCATGTCTATCCCAGTTGGAAATTTACCACAAAGTTCATGAGGACTTTGATGAAAAACTCCCAATAATCTGTTGCTAACCTAGCAATAATGTTGTTAAAAAACAACACTTGCACAAAAATCCATATCTTGTTATAATGGTTCTGATGTTAAAAGAATCAGGCAATGCCAATGCTTAAATTAATTAGACTGTAGTTTTTATACCACAGACATTAATTTGCGGTTGTACTATAATACTTACTCACACGTTAACAAGGAGAATTTAAATGGCTGTAACAGAATCCCGCTCAGTGACGCCCGAAGAAGCACGTAGTCGTATTTTACGATGCTTTAAACACAAACGTCCTGTTTTTCTCTGGGGGCCTCCCGGAGTAGGCAAATCCGAAGTGGTAGCTGACATTGCTACAGAGCTTGGTGGTTGCATGATTGACCTGCGACTATCGCAGATGGAACCCACTGACATTCGTGGTATTCCGTTCTTTAACAAGAACAATGAAAAGATGGATTGGGCACCACCTATTGATTTGCCCGACGACGAAATGGCAGCACAATATCCTATTATTGTATTGTTGCTTGACGAGATGAACTCGGCTGCACCAGCAGTACAGGCAGCAGCATATCAGTTGATTTTGAATCGACGCATTGGCAAATACAAGTTGCCAGACAATGTTGTCATGGTAGCAGCAGGCAATCGCGACAGCGACAAAGGCGTTACGTTCCGTATGCCTAGTCCGTTGGCAAATCGTTTCTTGCACTTGGAAGTACGTCCAGACTTTCAATCGTGGCAGAACTGGGCGGTCAAGAACAAGATCCATTCAGATGTTGTTGGTTACTTGAGTTTTTCCAAATCCGACATGTTTGACTTTGATCCACGTAGTAACAGTCGTAGTTTTGCTACACCACGTACCTGGACCTTTGCCAGTGAGTTCTGCGATGACAAAGACATATCAGACAGCGAACTCACTGACTTGATCGCAGGTTGTGTGGGCGAAGGTACTGCGGTTAAGTTTATGGCTCATCGCAGACATGCTGCTAATTTGCCCAAGCCCGAAGACATCCTGGCAGGCAAAGTCAAAGAGTTGAAGACCAAGGAAGTTTCGGCAATGTATTCGCTGACTACCAGTATGTGTTATGAGCTCCAAGACTTCTTTAAAAAGAATGGTAAAGACAAGTTGCCTGAGTTCCACAAGATGGCGGATAACTTCCTGCGCTTCATGATGGATAACTTTACCACTGAGGTTACTGTTATGGGTGCCAGGGTTGCATTGACTACGTACAACCTGCCCATGATTCCGGGCAAGATGCCAAGCTTTGATGAGTTCCATCAGCGTTTCGGTAAATACGTTCTTGCTGCAGCAGGTACTTCAAAATAATCTAGTTCGCGTGTGAGCCGGGGCAGGACCTAGTCCGTAAGACCCCCTTTTTATTATGAAATTTATTGTTGAAAAATTAGACGGAAGACATACCGGACACCAACTGTGGAAGTATCGGCTATATATAGTGCAGTATGTGTTATACCAACACAGTAACGATAGATTTAAAGATTATCATGATTTAAGAGCTTGGATGATTGAACAATACGGTCCAAGTTGCGAACGAAACTATTATATAAACACAGCCGAAGCACATAAAGCCTACAGGGGTCACGGACTGTTTAATCCTCCTTGGTGCTGGCACATAGATGTTGAAAAAGGTGATTTGTACATCTATGTTAGCAATGATGCGACACTGAGCAATATCCAATTGAAATGGGCTTGACCAAAAATCACAGATTTGTTATAATATTGGTATATTAACAAATTAGGAGTTTTAAATGGTATCATTTAAAAATCGACTTGTCAAGAATCTAGAAATTGATGGGGTTAACTACAGTGACTACCCTGATTTTTGTGATGCATATTTTTGCAACGCAGAATGGGAAAACGGTACACCGCTCACAAACAGCGAACTGGAAGAACTGACCGAGGAACGTGGTGATGTTGTGAATGCGATGGCGTTCGGCAACATGCACAGTGCCGCAGAAGATCGTTACGATTGCATGATGGACCGTTAAAACAATGCTATACTATTGAAACATATTAAGGAGCCGAGATGGCAGATTCTACTGTAATTGACAAAACAAAAGTTAAAACTGAAACAAACCCAAAGACAGATGCTGCGGCTCGCGAAAAACTTACCACTGCACGTATTGGATTGCTACTAAAGGCTCCGTTCTTTGGACAGTTGGCCACACGCATGACGCTTACCAATGCAGATGCCTGGTGTGGAACTGCTGCCACAGACGGTCGCCGGTTCTATTACAATAGTGAATTTGTTAACAACATGCCGCTCAAACAACTAGAGTTTTTAGTTGGTCATGAGATTCTACATGCGGTTTACGATCACATGGGCAGACGCGGCGATCGCTTGCCTCGCCTAAGTAATATTGCTGCTGACTATTGCGTTAACCAAGACTTGGTTGAACAACGTATTGGTGAGAAGATCAGTGTGGTTCCAATCTTGTTTGACTCCAAGTTTAAAGGTCAGAGCTACGAAGAAGTTTATAACTACTTGTACGAAAATGCAGACAAGATCAACATGGAACAGTTGGAACAGATGATCTTGGACGAGCACCTGGAAGATGACGGCAGCGATGGCGATGGCAATGAAAGCAAAGATGGTAAAGGTCGTCCCAAACTAAGCAAAGAAGAAGCACAGGCTATTCGTGATGAGATCAAAGGTGCTGTTATTGCTGCGGCACAGAGCGCAGGTGCAGGCAACTTGCCCAGTGGTGTTAAGCGTCTACTCAAAGACATGACTGAGCCTGTTATTGGCTGGAAAGAATTGCTACAGCAACAGATTCCCAGTGTGTTT